CCGCGCCATGCAAGCAGCGAACGGCAACCGTCGCGGGGTGCATATTTACGGGCTAGCGCCCGACGGTCGCCCCTTCCTTCCTCAAATGCACGGCGCGCGGCGCTTATGGCCGCACGGTCTGGCAAGGCTTGGGAATCACGGCAGGGGGCGTATCCAGTCGTTCGTCGGGGCATTGTTGTTGGCATTGCCGTTGCTGTTGACATTGCACGCGTTGGACGAAGACCCGCCCATGACGGAGCGCAGCCACCAATTGACGCGATGATTTCCAAGGGACAACGCGCGACCATTTTACCCCTTCCCGATGAGCTTCACGCCCGCGCGAGCGCCCTTTATCAGCTTTATGTCGCTCTCTATGCTCTCTGATATCGCTTCGAACCGCGCGACCTTCACCGGCAGGTTCATAGCCATAAGGCATTGCAGGTCTTGGTATAGCTGCTGCAAGTCCGCTATCGCAAGCGTCATGTAATGCTTGCGCTCTTCGACGTTGCGAGCCGTGTTCGGGTAGAAGGCATCAGCCTTAACCAGATTGAACACCAAGCTTCGCGCCGTCTCCGCCATGGGGACGGCGAGGATGAAGCGATAAGACTTCGGCACCGCCGACGAAGCCACAAGACGCGTCACGTCGTTTCGAATCGAAACAGCAGTGTTGAAATACTCGAACGAGCTTAGGTTGCGGTTCCGCACATATACGCCGCTCAATTTTCAACATCCCCCCCCCTCCGTGATTTTTGAAAATTGCTTCTCCCGCGCTTCGCGCGGGGAAGCAAAGGCGCATGCGCAAGGCATGCGCCAGACCAGTACCTAGTACGGCTGATTTTATCAGCCTAGGAGGAAGCACGGCAGGGGGCGTGTCCAGTCGTGCGTCGGGGCATTGTTGCTGGCAGTGCCGTTGCTGCTGACATAGCACGCGTTGGACGAAGACCCGCCCATGACGGAGCGCAGCCACCAATCGACGCGACCGCCCGCGATGCGGCTTGCGGTGTCGGTGAAGATGGGGAACTGGCTATCGAAGCCGACAGAGTAGCCCTTGCTGCCCCAGACCGGGCACCCGTAAACCTCCATCTCTGAAGGCGACCAAATCTTGCCCAAGTCCGCCCAGCTCCAACCGCTCGCTTCCGTAAGCTTCTCCGAAGACGAATAGCGCTCTTCGAGAAGCACGCGCTGCGCCATGATCGCGTTCTGAAGCGCGGTCGGCAGAGCTGGCAGGAAGTCGTTGATTTCCCAGTCGTGCAGCTTCGAAACCAAGTAAGGGTGCTTTTCCTCGGCGGTGCCGTTGTTGTCGTTCGTCTCGCGCCACTGAAGGTAGCTGGTGTTTGATGCCTTGTCGCCGGTGACGCTCACGGGCGCGAGCGGCACCATGACGATATGGTGCCCCTTCGCTGTGTCGCCGCACTGGTAATAGTGGTCGATAGCGCCGATGCGGTAGCGCACCGTCTGCGACGGCACGTTAGCGCCCGCCGTGATGGGAACGTCGATGTAATCGCCGATGCGAAGACCGGCGAAGTTGGCGCTTCGAACGCGGTTCCGAAGCCATGTGTAAACGTCGCTGCTCCCGATCTCGTTTGCGAAGACCGAAGCGAGCGAGCGCCCAGCGTAAGAGTTTGTGTTGTGCTGTCGGTCGTATTCCTCAGCAGTCGTTACGGCGTTCGCCGTGTTGCGCGCAGAAGAATCCTTCAGATTGTAGGCGGTTCCGCCGATAGAGAACTTCGACAAGTCGGCCATTGCTTTTCTCCTTCCTTAGTTGAGCGTTGCCGTCTCGCCGCTCATGGTCGCCTGGGCGACGGTGAGCGTTTCGCCAGACAGCGCGCTTCGCCTGTTCGTTGGCATGTACGCCGTTTCGCCAAGAACTATGTAGCCGTCCTGTAGCTCTACAAGCGCCGTCGCGAGCGTCGCGTTCTCTTCGCGCAGCTCTTGAACCTCGCTGTCTGACGGCGGTTCGATTGCCGCGATTGAGTTTGCGATGTTTAGCGCGTTCTGAGCAGCCGCCGTTGCATCCTCTGCCGCGCCATTTGCCGCAGCAGCGGCAGCGTTGGCGCTTGAAGCGGCTGTGTTCGCCGCGTTCGCGGCGGCGTTGGCGTTGGATGTTGCCTCGTCGGCGTTCTGCTTGGCGGTGTTGGCGGCTGATGCCGCGTTGTTCGCAGCCGTGGTCGCAGCGTCGGCGTTCTGCTCCGCCGTGTTGGCGGCGGATGCGGCGGTGTTTGCGGCATCTGCCGCGTTGTTCGCGGCCGTCGCGGCGCTGTTCGCTGTGCTCGCAGCCGTGTTTGCCTCACCAGCGGCTGTGTTCGCCGCGCTCGCTGCGCTGTTGGCGTTCTTTACCGCCGTCTCTCCACGGTCGATGAGGTCTTGAACGGCATCGTCCCAGTTCTGCGCGGGCTGCTGGCCGTCAAGAGCGCTTCGCAGGATTTCGATAGCGAAGCGCTCCGTTGAGTAGGTTGCACCGCTCTTCGTGATCGTGAAGTAGGCTTCGTCGGTGTAGCCGGACACGCTGCAAAGCTTCGATTCGTCAACCGTGATGGTTGCGGCGTTTCCGCTCACGGTGCACTGGCCGCGATAGTAGTTTCTCTTGTTCGGTAGAAGCACCACGAGCCACACCGTCGCGCCGGAAAGCGAGAACTCGGCTCCGTTGTCGTAGATAAGCGCCTTGATGGTGGTTCCGCCATCGTCGCCCTGACCCACCTTGACGCAGGTTCCCGTTCCCTCCTTCGAGATATCGAGTTCAAGCGTCCGTGTGTTGCTCATCACTCGCCGCCTTCCTCGCCGGTTCCGTAAGCGAGCGCGCGGAGGGCGGCGAGCGCTTCGGCGAAGCTCATAGCAGATCGCGCCTTGCTAGACACGGGCTGCACGTCCGCGCTCGCGGCGACGGCTGGCACGCTCGCAGCCAGAGCGTCGAATACGTCAACGACAGCTCTAACCCTGTCATCGACGTATATGGGCTGAACGATGGTGAACGAGCCTTCGCGGTTCTCAGGCTCCTTTACGTCGTCAACGGGAACGATGGAACGGCTTCCATCATCGTCAACGGCGATGAATACAATTCCGCCCTCAGCGGCTTTCTTAAGAAGCTCGCTGTCGTACTCAGTAATGACTGCTTCCGAGTTGCTTAGCGGGTCGTGAGCAACGTAATAAATAGTCGCCATGAAATACCTCCCTAGTCCAGTCCGCAGTATGTGCATAACCCGTTCTTGAAGTTGATGGATCGCGTTTTCCAAGACCAAGAAATTGTTCCGTCTCCGTCATCTCTAATCTCGCTAATGTACGTGACACTCGAATCTTTCGTTGTGCAGATGGTCGCTGTCGTACTCTGATTGCTTGATACGGCAGTCGAAATCTGCGGCGAACTGATGCGCACCGTGCCTTCTGCCGTAATCTGAATGCCGCGATACTTGATTGACGGATCGTCAATGTTGTAGGAGTGTGCGGAGAAGTCAATCTTTCCGATTTGCTCGCTGTTCTCGAATCCGTATACCGCACCGCTCGCAATCCTGAGCAGGTTTGAAACGCTACCGCATTCGAACGTTCCGCTTGCATCTATGTTGTTCGCGGTCATGTAGTTAGTCGTGAGCTTTCCAGTGCTCAGGTTCCACGTGTTACGCCCCAGACGGTCGCTGATCGTGCCGGTTTCGATGTAGGTAGCGTTGATATAGAGCAGACCGCCGCTTAGGTAGATTCCCTGCGTAGCGCCGTTGTTCGTCAGCCGGTTGAAAACCTCACGTTGCGTGAGGGAATCGTCCAGATCGTCCACCTTGTCTTGCGCTTGTTTCTGCTCAATCATGCTTTGGGCTTGCCGCGCGGCGGAGTAGTACGTTTTCAGCGTGTCCGAATAGTTGCTGTAAGCGATTTCGTAGAGTTGCATTGCGTCCGCCAGCTCTTCGGCTGTTGTCGTTGCAAGCACATTCTGAATCATCAGCTCAAGCCTAGCGTGCGTGCCATTGACGCTGTAAACCGCTTCATACTGCGCTTGAAGAACCGCTTTGAACTGAGCTTGCAGGTCATCGCTGTTGATAAGAGCGGTGTACTCGCTTTCAACGTCGGCGCTTTCCTTCTCAACGGTCTGCATGATCTTAGATACGGCGGCGTGCTCGGCTTCGGTTATGATGCCGTCTTCGGCTATGCCGTCCATCGTCTTATCGAGTTCGTTAATTCCGTTAAAAAGGTCTTCAACGCTCGTGTCGCCGAGCTTAGCGCCAGCAGAAAGCGAGAACTCGCCGCTGGTCAAATCCCAGTAGTTGTTTCCCTTCTCGTCGGTGAGCAGACCGGCGCGCACGCGGTCTGCCTTCATGGTGCCAGCGTTGATAACATCGGCAGTCACCATGCCGCCCGTGAAGAACGTTCGCCAATCCCATTGACCGTCTGACGTAAGGCCAGCGGCCAACCGCTGGCCGCGCCCGTTGACGTTGATAGCCCACATGTCGGCGGTCGCCTTGACCGGCAAACCCGTTTCGGGGTTCAGCGGTACGTTGCTCCAAATCTCGCCAAGCTCGAACGTCTCGACATGGTAGGTGCCAACCGCGTTGAACTGAGCGTTGAGCGCTTGCTGAAGCTGAATGAGCCACGATACCGACGTGCCAGCCGCAGCGTCGTATAGCGCGTTTTGCTGGCTGTTGCTCTTCAGGGCGGCGTTGACGCTCTGCCACATGTCGGCCATCGTGTCCGTAAGCATGCCGAACGTCACGGTCGCGTCGCCGGTGAGCAAGTCGCGCTCAATCTGAGACACGCGGCCATGAAGGCGCACGCCCTCGGCAGAAAAGCCCTTGTCGATGATTGCAACATCATCGCCAACACCCACGCCCTCCCACGAGCGACCGAAGGCGTATAGGTCGATAACCGAAGCTGTATAGGTTACTTTCGGCTCCTTAACCTGCTCTAGGTAGTCTTTCGTTTCCTGCAAGAGCTGCGCCGCGTCCTCGCACTGCTCGTTGATGTATGACGCGACGGCGGGAAGAATGCCGCCCTCGCCGTCAGGGTGCCCCCAAACGGTTGTAGCGTCGGAATCCTCCACGTAGTCTTTGCCGTCGTTGATATCGCCGAAGGTAAGGCGGCGACCGTAGCCGCCGCTCTCCGTCTCAACACCCTTGCCGTATCCGTAGACGCGCGTTTTCGGGTTGTCGCTCGCAACGGAGCGCTTGACGGAAACGAGGTCTTTAGTCCACGTGAACCGCTTGGCGCTGCTCTGGTTGCCTCGCTTGGCGCGCACGCCCACGCGGCGGCTAACGATCCTCGCGCCGTCGTGGACGATGAGCGTTTCAAGCTCGCCGCCCCACGTCTCGATGATTCCCGCCAAGCCCTCGCGCACGCTCTCGTGGTAGAAGGTGCGCGAAGCGCTGCCGCCCTGATCGCACGTGCCGACCTCCCAGCGCGTGTCTGCGAGGATTGACGCGAGGGCTACCGACACGCTGCCGGAAGGCCGCTTATCGTCCAGCCAGTCATCCCACGTCTCGTTCACCGAGTTGATGCAGACGGCTTGCGTTTCAGGCGCGCCGTCATCGTCGTGCACTCGGTCGATGGTGTCAACGATGTGTTCGTGGCAAACGCCCCGAAGGTCAATCCAGACTACGCGGTCGCCCTTCACGAGGTCTTCGGCGCACGTGATGTTCAGCTCGTCGGTTCCGTCCAGCGCGTCTGTATGCGTCGCGGCGCTCACCGTGAGCCGCCCAAGATTGTCGCCCCAACGGCTGAAGCGGGTGAAGCCTATGCGTCTAATTAAAGCCATCGTTCCACCCACTCTAGTACCGCCGTGCCGCTGGTGATGTTCAGGTGGCACCGCCCGCTTATCTCGAAGTAATCAGAATCAATCGTTACCGGCGCGGTCTGGTTGTTGACCGTCGCGTGCTCGGTCGCCATGTCAAGACGTATGGTGCTTGAAGACGTGAGCGGCGTATTGACAGCCACGAACTCGCCGGTATCGACGTTCGTAATCCTCCACGTGCTGCCAGCGGCGGGCTTCGCCGTCACTTGCAGATGAGCGGGGCGGTTGCCGCCAGCGTTGACGTAGACGTTGCCCGCCGAAACCTCCATGCGGCGGCGCTGGCCGTAATAGTCGGGGTCGCCAATATGGAAAGTCACGGTTGTAGTCGGGCAATCGTCGGTGATCTCGTCAAGGTCGGTGCTGCCGCTCGCGATTGCGAGCAGGTAGCGCGTCGGGTCATCGGGAAGGTAGAGCGGCGCGGGTTCGTCAGTCCAGAGAGCCGCCGCGAGCTTGTGTCGCATATCCGCGACCTCGCGGCGGTCTTCAGTCCTAAGCCAAATCTCAACGGGAAGGTCGTAGCCGCCACGGTAGGCGCTCTTGAAAACTTCGCCATGCCGCCCCGGCACGCTCTCGAACGTCGCGTTGACGGTCGCCATGATGGGGCGGCGCACCTTGCAGTAAACCAGCTTCGATAGGTCGGTGCCGTTAAAGATGATTCGGTCGTGCTGGTTCCTGGTCCGTCTTAGTTGCAACTGGCACCCCCCTTTGCTTCAGCTTGCTTGCGATGCCAGCGCCGATTTGCTGGCCTGTTTCGTATGCGTCCACGCCGTCAGCGACCGTGGCGTAAACCGTCACGGCTACGCTAGCTGGCTGGCTCGGCGTGTCGGCGAACCGCGAGAAGGCGCGGTTTACCGAAGTCTCGATGAAGCCTTGCAACTGCTTCTCTGGCGCGATGAACTCGCCGCCTGCTTCGCCAACGCCGACGATTGAAGGCTCATCGAAGTAGCCGCCGCGCGCGTACCAACTGATGCTCACGCTAGGCAGCGAAATCGGGCCGAACTCGTTCCAGCTCACGTTGAAGTGCGGAAGCTTCGGCTTCGGAATGCTGATCTTGATTCCGCCGAAGGCGTTCATGATCTTCTGCGGAATGCCGGAAATCGCGTTCCACGCGCTTTCAATCGGGTTCTCGATGAAGCCCCTGATGCTGTCGAACACGCCTTGCACCTTCGAGCCAAGGCCGGGGAATCCCAGCTTGTCGCCGATTCGGTCTGCGATGCTAACTGCCGTGCTCTCGGCAGCGTCAAGCTTCGAGCCGATGTTGTCTTTAATCGCGTTGAAGGCGTTTGCCGCTTGGCTCTTCGCCGTCTCCCAGTCGCCGTTCATCGCGGCTTGTAGAGCGCCAGCCGCCGAGCTTCCGACGGTCTGAGCCGTGTTCATGTCGTTCTGAACCGTGGAAGCGATTTGCCCGAATGCCGAATCGGTATTGCCGGTTAGGTTGTTCCACCAGTTAGAAACGCCCTCAACAAGACCGCCGCCGAACTCAAGCGCGGTGTTCTTGATGTTCGACCACGCATCGGAAGCGCCCTGCTTCAGGTTCTCCCAAGTGTCGGAAGCTCCTTGCTTCAACTGCTCCCACTTCTCGCCAACGCCGGTGCAGAAGTCCGAAACGCCGGTGCTGACCTGCTCCCAGATTCCGCCCCAGAACTCAGGCACGCCAGCGAAGAAATCCTGCACGGCTTGCCACTTCTCCGAAATCCAACCGGTGAAGTCAGACCACATCTGCTTACCAGTCTCGGTCTGCGTGAAGAACCACGTAAGGCCAGCGACGGCGGCGGACACGGCGGCAACGCCAAGGCCGATAGGATGTGCGGCGATAAGACCGGTGAAGCCCGTCCAGCCGCTAGACAGCGTGCCGGCGAGCATGCTTCCAAGACCGCCCGCCTTGGTGACGATGTTAGAGAAGCCGGTTCCGATCTTGCTTAGAAAGCCCGTGTCGCCCATGAGCTTCTTAGCGCCGCCCCAAAGCTCGCCAGCGGTCTTGAAGGCGCTTCCCACGCCCTCCGCCGCTTCCATGGTCTTACCTATGGCGGTTGTCACGCCGCCGAAGGCGACCGCGCCGAGCGCGAGGTTGTTAACAAGCGTCTGCTGCTCTGGCGTTAGATTCTTGTACCAGCCCGTTACGGCTTCGAGCGCGGGCGCGAGCGTGTTAAGAAGGCTCGTCCCGATCTCGGTTACGGCGGTCTTGACTGGCATTGCCGCTTCGCCGAGTTCCTGCATGCTCTGGTTCATCTCGTTCTGCGCGTCGCGCGAAGCGAGAAGGTCTTTGTTCGTCTCTTGGTACTGCCGCCCAGCGTCGGCGTAAAGCCCGGTAAGCGTCTCGGTGATGAGCTGCGACCGTTCCTGCTCGCTTCCGCACGCGGCAAGCGCTGCATTGAAGGCATCTTCTTTCGTCTGGCCTTCAGCGACGGCCTGATTGAAGGCGGCCTGAGCCGAAGAGTGCCCGGAAAGCGCCGCGCTCCACTGCTCGGCGGATGCCGTAGACCAGTTGAGAGCGTCGGCTAGACCTCCCGTGACGGTGCCGGTGTGCGCCGTCTCCTGCGCCGCTTCCGCCAAGTTCTGAAGCGGCAGAGCGTCGCCGAACGTGGCGTAAGCGCCAGCGGCAATGTCCGTCCACTGCTGCAATTCCTGCTCGTTGGTTGTCAGGCGCGCTAGGTTCTGGCTCGCTTCTGTGGCAGACGAAGAATCGCCAAGGATGCGGTAGAAGCTCGCATAGGTCGAAGATGCTTGCTCGGCGGTGCCGCCAGCGCTCGCCCATGCGGTTTCGAGCTGGCCGCTCTGCTGTATGGCTTCCTCTTGGCTCGATGCAAGGCCGGTAAGCGCACCGGCAGCGCCGATGATGCCGCCAGAGAGCGCCGTTCCCGCGCTCGAAATCTTAGACCCGGCGTTTGAAAGCTTGTCGGCGTTGTCTTCGATTGTCTGACCCACCTTGTAAAGCGCCGTGCGCGATGCGTCGGCTTCGCGCGCCGTGTCCGCAAGCTCGCTGCCGTAGCTGTCAAGCTGGCGCTCGCACTGCATAATCGCACGCTTCAGGCTGTCGTACTGCCGTTCTTCCTGAGCCGTGAGCTGCACGCCGCTCTGTTTCTTGCTCTCTAGCTGCGCGAGCGCTTGCTTGTAAGCGTCAAGCTTCTGCTTCGTCTCGCCGTATGCCGAGTTGAGAGCCTTTACCTTCTGCTCTAGCAGCTCGGTGTTGCCGGGGTCGAACTTCAGCGCCTTGTTGATATCGCGCAAGTCGCTTTGGGTGTCGCGCGATGCCTGTTGAACCTTCTTCAGGGCGCTTTGCAGCTCGGTAGTATCGCCGCCGAACTTGATAACAAGCCCCTTGTAAGTGACCGCCACGTAATCACCCCTCTTCGGTTGTCAAAGTCCCATGAGTGCTTGAAGCAACGCGCCCTCGCGGGTGCGCTGCCGTCAAGAACTCACTTCATGTCATGACCAGAACGCGGCTTCGGCCTTGCGCGCCTTCTCGTCCTCGTCGTAGTGCTCCGCAGCGTCGGCGTAGAACGCGTTGATCTCCAACAGGTCTTGCACCTGCCGGTAGCTCATCATCTGAAGGTCTGATAGCGTCAGGCCGCATTGCTGGCAGTTGTAGATGTATCGCGCGTCGCACGCGTCGCTAAGCTCGCTTGGCAGCGGCGGCGCTTTCCTCTTCGGCGGGCGCGGCTTCCACGTCCTCTTTCGCCGAAGGAAAAAAGTTGTCCTCGACAATGCGCATCACGTCGGAAGCCCAACCGTCCTTGCGCTCCAAGTTGTACGCGTCCGATGGGAAGGAAGAAACCCACTCATCGAATCCGGTATCGAACTTCGGCGTTGCGGTCTTGATGCACGCGTAGAAGATTTCGAGCAACGGGACGATAGCGGGCACGTCGCTAGTCATGAGAGAACCGGCGATCTTAGAAACCGCGTCCGCAATGTCCTTCGGGCGCTTCCTCCCGCCCTCGACAACCTCGTTGAAGCATCGAGAATAGGCAATCGGTGTGAACGCGTTGAAGGTCGCTTCGTAGCTCTTTTCGCCAACCTTGATAAGCATTCGCAACCTCCTACTCGGACGGGGTCTTGTGCGCAAGCTCGATGTTGACTGCATCGAAGAAAGTATCGTAGTCGGCAAGGCCGGTGAAGCTGTCATAGCCGCTCGTGCGAATGTCGGTGCTCGGGATGGTGACGGGTCGCCACGTGAACGGGTAATCGAGCTGCGTAATCTCCGGCGTGTCCTGAACGGTGTTAAGCTCCTGCGTCGGCTTAGAGAGCTGGCACATGAGAAGGCAGCGGCGGCGACCGAGCACGTGCCCCGGCTGCTCGCACATGAAGGCGAACTTCTTTGGCGTGCGGTCTGCGCTCAGGATGGTTCGCCCGTCCTGCGCAATCTCGTAGCCCACGAGGTCTGCGATGAGCTGGCGAAGCTCTGCCGTTCCCTCGGTGTCGTAGAAGCTCATGGTTCCGCTTCCGCCGTTGTCCTGCTGCTTGTCAAGCCAAGGCTCGTTGTCGGCGTAGCTGGTCGCCGTCTCAACGGTCGGCTCCATGCTGATAGCGACTGTGCCCGCGACGTGCACGGGGTCTTCATAGGTAAGCGCGTCTTCGTCGGTGCAGATCGCGAAATGCGAGTTCTTCACGCCGAAGAATCCGTTTCGTGCCATTTGTTCTCTCCTAACTCTCGGCGACGTTCACGGTGAACGCCGCTTCGGTAAGCTCTTCTGAATCAATCTCTGTGATGCCAAGCGTGTAAGGGCACTCGGCGGCTTCGAGCGCGGTGCGTATGCGCTTCTCGGTCGCGTAGTCCCGGTGCCGCGTGTAGAGCGCGATATCGTATGGCATCCACGATAGGTAGGTGTTGTTGTCGGCGTATGCCGCTTCGCTGTATCCCGCGACAAGGCAGATGAAGGGCGGTGCCGGTTCCTCGCCGTCCGCGAACTTCTGGTTCGCCCACGGGATGCCCAGAGAATTGAGCACGCCGCAAAGCTCCTTTAGCCCAATCATCGCCCGTCGCCCCCCATGTCCGCGAACTCACGCGCCACTTGGTCTGCAACCTCCCTGATAACGCCGTCACCGGGAACGTCGCCGTAATACTTTCCGGTTTGGTTCTTTATGGCATGTCCGTTCTCCAAAAGGTGCGTGAGTTGGTAAACGCGGTTGTGCACCGTGCATTCGGTGCCCGTCTCGTCGGTCGTAACGTCTGCCTTCCAGCCCTTCTTGTAAGCGCCGGTGCGAACCTTGCTCTTCTGCTTCAGCAGCTTCACGGCGCGCCTTCCGGCTTCAGCCGAGTTCTCCGCGAGCGCGGAAACGTTATCGTCCACGCACTCTTTCATGCAGCTTCGGATGAAGCGCTCGATGCTCTGCTCAGCCACGGTCGCCCACCACCTCTGAGAGCGTCAGGCGCACGAAGTCGGGGCTTGACCTGTCCACGCGCGCGACCGTGAGCCGCGCTCCGTCGAACTCGACTAGCCGCTCACCTTCGTATGCGCTCTTGCGAATCTGCAATACGGCTTCGGGGTGTACGCCAGCGGCAGCGGCGGCGTAATAGGCCGCGTCGCCCATTGAGAAGACGTTGCAGGGCACCTTGCGCTTGGTTTCCTCCGTCTTCTGCACGCCGTATTCGTCCTTCTTGACGGCCTTAGCTATGAGCTGGCACGTGCCAGCCCACATGCTCATGACGCGCCCCCGAACTCCGAGCTTCCGCGCATCATGGTAAGCAGCTCTTCGAAGCTCTGAGCAAGGCGGTCGGCATCGGGGTTGTCCATGCCGAAGTTCGCCTTGCAGTAGACCTTCACCGCAAGCCTTACGGTGCCGTTCGAATCGTCGGCGGCTACCTTCTCGGCAACGCCGCCCGCGCGCATCGCGGCGCGGGCGGCTTCGATGAGGTCTTCAATCTCAGCGTCAAAGTCGGTGCATTCGGCGGGAATCCTCAGCGCTTCGCGGCACGCGTCAAGCAGCTTCGGCTTCTCTGCCATGCGGCACCTCCTAAGCCTTAACGGCGGTGCCGATGGTGAGCTGGCCGAAAGACTTAGGCACGGCAAGCCCGCCGTCGAAGAGCAGGTATCCGTCAAAGCAGCGCTTCTGCGTACCCGGCTCGACATACGGCGTAACGTCCACGCCGTCGAAGATGTTCCCACGGAACAGGTCGGGATAGCCCGCCTTGATGATACCGTCCGCCATCGAATCGTCGCGCTTGACGAGCTTGCCGAAGATATGCCCCTCAACAGCGGGGTCTTCGGTCTTCTCGTCCACGAAGTAAGAGCGCCCGTTGGCATCCTCGACCATAGCGATATGGTTCCAGATGGTGTTGCCGTTGGCGTAGATGATGCAGCCCTTCGGCGCGGGGTTGCCGTAGGTGTAGAGCAGACCGAGAAGCTTGGTGATATCGGCCTTGACAAGCGTGCCAGCGGTAGCGCAGTTAATCTTGTTGCCGGAATCCATGCCAAGCGTGGTGTCAACAGTCTTGGCGTGGACGCGCGCGTTGGCGGCAACGGCAAGGCGCGCGCCAGTCTCGTTGACGATGTACTGCTCAAAGCCGTTGATAGACTGAACCGCCATCTTTCGGCTCATCTTCACGGTCTTCTTGATCTCCTCGCCCGTAAGGGTGATGGTGTCGAACTCGTTCTGCTCCTCATCGGTGGGAGCTGCGCCCTCGGTGGTCTGCGCCGCGTCGCCAGCCTTGATGCTCTTATGGCGGATAAGCTCGAACTGGTGCGGGAAGTTGTCCTTGTGGATGTCGCCGTAGAGAACAGCCGTGTTGTCAATCAGGCTGAAAATCTGCGTCTGAAGCTCGACGGGGATAACCGCATCGGTGTTGCTGGTCAGGTGCGTGAACGCGGTGCGGCGCTCGACAAGCGCGTTGTAAGCGTCGCGCTCAACCTGCGTGAAATCGGTACCCTCGATGAGCTGCACGCCGCTCCGGCGGGCAATGTCCTTCACCCAAGCGCGGCGGGCGGCGGCGTTGTAGTCGGTCGTGTCGCGCACCTGCGGCAGAGCGCCGCGAGCGCTCGCGGAAGTGCCCAGCGGCACGGCATCGACACGGCGGGCGCTGCCGTTCTCGATAGCGGCTCGCGCGGCGGCGACGGTCGCGGCGTGGCTGTCGCGGCGCTGCGCGGCGGCGGCGTTTCGCTTCTCGATCTCGGCGGTAAGCGCGCTCATGCGCTCCGCGTCCTGCTCGCTCGGCTCGGTGTCGGTGCCGTCATCGGCCTTGTACTTGTCAACAAGCCCCTGAAGCTCGTTAAGCAGGTCATCCATAGTCAGTTCGTCCATTGTTCTAAACCTTTCTGCTCTTGGCGATTGCCAGCGTCGCCCTCGCGATTGCAAGGGCACTCTTACGGCGCGCAAGCTCCTTGCGCGACTGCTCAATCACTCCGTTGAGCAGGTTTCTTGCTGAAATCTCCGTATTTGGGTCAGCCGGAAGGCTCACCGCCGACACGTCGAAAACCTTTTTGACGCGCGTAATGGTCGTGGTGTGCGTGTCCCGGTCGTATTCGTCCGCGCCCACGCTGAAAGCCCACGACATGCGCGTGATAAGGCCGTTAGTAATCTCTTCGTAAAGGTCGCGCGCGGCCTGAGAGCCGCTAAGGTCTGCCGCGATGAAAAGCCCGTGCTTGTCAGGCTCGACAATGAGCGTGTTGTTGCTCATGCGCGCGAGAACCTTGCCCGCATGGTCGTACTGCATGATAACGTCGCTCATGTCCGCGCCGTCGAAAGCGCCGGGGTCGATGATCTCGCGATACTCGTTGCCGTCCCAGTCGGTGAAAAGCACGTATGGGTCGTTGAATGTCGATGCGTAGCCCTCGACGTAGTAATCGGTGTCAAGGCGCTTGTTCGCGCTTCCGTCAGCCGTCCGCACGTTGAGCGGCACGGCAAGGGAACGGTATTGCCGTTCACTCGGTTTCGCCGGCATCGTCTACCTCCTTGCTGGTTCCAACGCCGCTGCTCGCGTCGATAGCGGCTATGTTCGCGTTCGTCTGCGCGGCTTGCGCCGCCTGTTCCGCCGTGTGCTCGCTGATGAGCGCAAGGTCGATGTACTCGCCGCGTATGACGTGGCGCTCGCCGCCGTCGTAGTGCGGCGATTGGAAAACATCGGCAACCTGATTGCCGTTCCAGATACCACGGTCGAAGAGCGCGACCGAGACGTTAAGCTTCGTCGTATTGCTGGCGAACTCTAGACGGTTCGCGCTGAACATGATTGAGTTTCCGTGCGCTATCTCGTTCGCCGTGTACGTCATGGATGTGATAACGAATCCGAGCTGAACAGCGAACGGCTCGATGCGTCCTTCGTAGTAGCTGTTGAAGGTGTCTTCGTCCGCGCAGTTCGTGACGATATCCTCATTGGAGCCGAAGAAGCGGTAAGCGCTCTTCTCGATTCGCTCCATCTGCGCCGCATCGACCGTGTAACTGTTCGGCGTTATCTGCTGCACGTCTGAAAACAGCTTGTCATATACGGCGATGCCGCCCGCGTTGTCTGCGGAAAGCTGAGAGTTGAACGCCTTGCGCGCCTTCTCTTGGTCGCCCTCGTTGCGGTTCTGGCTTAGCTTGCCGATGAACCGCACCGCCGCGCCCTGATTGATAGCCGACTGCTCGGCTTCGTTCTGCGCGTGCATCAGCTCCAACGTCGGCTGAAGAACGTTCGTGCCGTCGCCGAACAAATCGCTTTGGTACTGGTGGCGCGTCATAACGCCCACGCGCGACCACTCGACAAGCACGCTGTCGCCGGTCGGGAACGTGAGCATTAGCCAGAGCTCGCCGTCAACGTCGTATGCTTCGCACTGGCTCGGAAGAACGGGGTAGTAGCCCGTTATAGTGGTGCCGTCTCCCGCGTCTATCGGGATTATGAGCGCCGTGTCGTTCACCTGAAGAATCGTCCAGATGCGCTTGATAAACTGCGGGGTTGTCATCCACGGGTTAGGCTGCTGCCTGAGAGCGCGCGCGGCGACAGGCTGAGCAGAGCCGGAAACCTCCGGTTTCAGCTTGCTTGCGTGGTCTGCGCCGCTCTCAATGATGCTGCGCGTCAGCTCGGCTTCGTAAAGCCCGCCCTGCCATGTCGTGAAGCTCGGCGCGTAGGCCGTGAACGTGCTGAAGTAGCCGTTTACAGCTTGCATCTGCGGACGGTGGAACACCGCATCGAAGAGCGAGCGCACGAACGGTTGTGATCTGCTCAACTCTAACCTCCTATCATCGCGCGGTAATCGTCCGCAATGTTCTTCATCGCAATGAACGCGTCGCACTCAGCCGCCCACGCGTCTATGCGGTTGCGCGGGTCTTGGTTCTTCTTGTCCGGCTGAATGTTTCCGTTCACGTCGGTTCGAATGGCGACGTTCGAGCGGCACCATTCGGCAATCGGGTTGGCGTTGTCCACGATGCGCCCTTCCTTGTAGAGCGCTCGAAGCTCCTTCATCGGCATAGAAAGCGTTTGCGCACCCTGAATGACCTTTTGCAGGTTGTCCGCGCCGAAATAGTCTTCATATGCTTCGACGGTCGGAACGTCGCGCATGTGCCACGGGTCGTAGCCGCACGCGACGGCATAGATGCCGTACTTGTCCTGCACCTCGGCCACCCAATCCAGAACGTCGCGCTTGTCCATGATGGGCGTTTCGCACGTCCGCATAAGCCCGCGTGCAATCCACGCGTCGTAAGGCACGCCGTCGCGCCCGCCGCGCCGCCCCTCGCGCTCGGCTTGCTCCAAGGCGCGAAGCGGTATCCACGCCATGTGAAGCGCGTAGATGTTCGGATCGTTAGGCCGCTGCATGAGAAGGCACGCGGCGGTAAGGTCGGTTGTGTCCGCCGCGTCAACGCCAAGAACGGCATAGGTGAAAGAGCCGTCGCCGGGGTCGAAGGTCGCTTCGTTATGGATTTCAGCCCACGTGAGCCAAGCTTGCGACTGGTTCTCTATCAGGTTGAAATCTTTAACTAGCAGCGTCGGAAGGTAAGTTGCATCGTCCTTCGCCTTAGAAACGTTCTGGCGAAGCGCCGAAAGCGATTTGATGGTGCCAAGACCGGGGTTCGCCTTTACCCAAGCGCCTTCGTCTTCCCATTCCTCGCGTTCGTCAAGCTCGAATATGAAAGCGATGAATCGCTCTGCCTTCTCGCCGGTGGCCTTGCCGTCAAGCCATTTGGTCGCATACTCGTACTGAGCATCGAAGATGCTATTGCGCACGAATCCGTTAGTCGTTATCTCCAACACGAGCGGCTGACGGCGTGCAGACGTGCCCTGCATCGTCAGGTCGTATAAATCGCGGTTCTTCATCGCGGCCAGCTCGTCAACGATAGCGCCGGAAATGTCCAAGCCGTCAAGATGGTTCGTGTTGGCGCTCAGCGCGCGGATGCTCCCCATGTTCAGATCGCAGTAAAGGTCTGCAACGCGCTTGCGGATGTGCTTTGCGAGCGCGGGGCTGGTCTGCACCATGCGCCACGCGTTGTTGAATCCCTTTGCCGCCTGATCGCGCGCGGTCGCAACGTTGTAGACTTCCGGCGCGCCCTCATCGTCGTTCACGAGCAGGTCAAGCTCAATCGCTGACGCAAGCGCCGTCTTACCGTTCTTGCGCCCCATAATCCAGAGCACTTCTCGGTACTGCCGCACGCCCTCGGCATCCACGAAACCGAAGACAACCGAGAGAATGGCGCGTTGGAAAAGCTCTAGCTTGAAATCGTGCCCCAAGCGCCCTGACGGTAGGCGGCAGAAGCTTTCGATGAAGCGAACGTGCTTCTGCGCGTATTCCTCGCGGTAGTGGTACGGGTATAGCGGGTCGGTGTTGTCCATGCCCTGAAGCACGATTGCGGCAACCTGCTTCATCTTGCCGCATGCGGTTATGTCGCCGCGCAGGATGCCGCCGAAGTAGTCACGTATGGCGCGCTCGCACGAACCGGGCTTTGCGTTAGCCGTACCGCGTTTCATTGATGAAATCAATGAGCGCGTCGGCTGCGGCGGTGCCGTTGGGCATCATGTCGGTTAGCTGCTTCACGCCGCGTGAGAACGTGGTGAAAAGCTTGTTGTATGCGCTGAAGCCGGGGTGCTCGCGCAGCCCGGTTTGCCCGCCGCCGTTGTCGTACTCTGTGAAGATATCTTCGTAGAGCAGGTCGGCGCGGGCATCGTCAAGCTTGACCTTCAGAAACGCGAGGTTCGCTAGAAGCGGCATGACGGTTTTTCGCTTCTCGTCGGGAATAGCGCCCTTGGTGATCTCGCGCAGCTTCTTCAGCTCGCTTTCTACGCGCTTCTGCTTCGAAACCGGGCGCTTCGGCGGGCTGCTGCCCGCAACTCGCGGCGAAACTTTCGAAGTATTGCTTACTTTCGCCGTCATCGCAAGACCACCCCCTTTCGAAAATCCGGCGCGCGCATGAAATTACCTCCCGGCGTTGGTGCCCTAGGCACCACATGCGTTTTTCAGACAGGGGGGATTGTCACGCGGGTTCATCTGCGGTTTTGCGTCCGATTTCCCGCGCTTGCGTCGCGTTGTGTCGTGTTTTTGAATCAATCGCCAAGCGATATCAGATTTCCGTCGCTATCGAAGGCAAGCCCTTGCCTTGTCGCCCCTTGCCTTATCCAGCCATGCACCTTCTTGTGGCATCGGTCGCATAGGCTTACTAGGTTGCTCGGGTCGGTCGCGATGCTTGGGTCGCTGATGTTCGCTGGCGTTAGCTCGATGATGTGATGCACCATGACGGCGGGCGTGATCTCTCCTTGCTGCAAGCAGTGCTGGCATAGGTGAGCGTCGCGCGTAAGCGCCGCGTCTCTGGCGCGTTCCCAGTCGGCGGATGAGTAGAAGGCGCGCGAGAAGTCCTTAGCCATGGCGCACCCCCTGAGATGTGGCGGAGCGTGTAGGATTCGAACCTACGGGCGCTGGCGCGCCACACGGTTAGCAACCGTGCGCAATAAGCCACTCTGCCAACGCTCCAAACAAAAAGGCCACGAGCGCTATTGCCCGTGGCCTTACTACCTAATCCACCGTACCGAACTTTAGCATAAGTAGGGAACTGAAGGGAACACCCAATTATCAGGCGTTCTTGATGTGCGCCCATCCTACACGGTCAATGAACTTAAACCCAACTTCGCAGAGCTTGCGGCACCACTTCTGCGAACACTGCATGATTTCCGCTATCTCGCCCCATGTCTCAGCTTGGCAGTAGTACATGCAGATAGCATCGGCGTAGTGCGTGCCCTTCAGCTTAGCCAAGCCGCCGCGCCCGTCCGAGCCGTAGAGCACTTCGCACGCTTCGTCTAGCGTTCCCTCGGCATCGGCGATGCGTTGCCTAAGCTTGCCCTCGAAGTCGATGCGCTGTGATACGGATTCCATCGGGTCGCTAACGTCTCCACCGCTGCTGCCCGTCTGGTAGCTCTGAGCCTTCGCGCCCTCGCGCGCCTTCATGCGTTCGAGCATTTCCCGCGCCTTGTCGGTCTTCACCACCTCGGCGCGGATGCCCTCGAAATACTCCTTTGCTCTCACATGCCGTCACCGCCAGATCGAGCGCGCTTGCGCTCTTCGCGCCAAAGCTTGAAGGCTTCCCATAACCCAAGCTTTGCAAGGTCTGTGCTCGGCGGCTGAGCCTTGACCAGCGCCACGCCGTCAATAGAAGCAGACACGACCTCAGCGCCGATAAGATACTCAGCAACAAGCCCCAACTCATCGACAAGCACGCGCTCGGTATGCATGAGCGAGCCTTTTAGCGGCATGCCCGATAACGACAGGACGGGCGGAATCTGAACGCTCATCTTGCGCGCCATAAGCTCGATGTGCTCGGCCATGCCGCGCGTCGCGGTCAGTATCGGATAACCAGTCTCGTTCGACATTGCGATAAGGCACGTAGTCTTGCCCGTCTGCCTTCCGCCGATGATTGCCAACATGCCAACCACCTACTCAACGCCCGTGCTGCCGAAACCGCCAGCGCCGCGCTCGGTGTCGCTAAGCTCATCGACCGGTACGAGATCGCAAGGCACGTAAGGCATCACGACAAGCTGGCAGACGCGCGTTCCAGCTTCGAGCGTCACCGTCTCATAGCTCTGATTGATGAGCGCCGCGCACACCTCGCCGCGATAGCCGCTGTCGATAACGCCAACGCTATTCGAAAGCGTGATGCCCTGCTTTGCCGCAAGGCCGCTGCGCGGGAACACCAGCCCCACGCAACCGCTCGGAATCTCGACGGCAAGGCCGCAACCGACAACGCACTTCTGCATCGGTTCGAGCGTGACAGTCTCGGTAATGCGAAGGTCAAGCCCAGCATCGCCCTCATGCGCATAGCGCGGCATCTCGATTCCCTCATTGACCTTCTTATCGCGAAGCTTCCTGCCAATCATTAGCGCACCCCCAGAACATGACGCGTGACCCGCACGCTTCCTGCCTTAACCCATTTGCCGCCGTATGTCTGACCCTTCGGGCGGATAACAACCTTGTTTCGGTGGCTCATAGCCACAACCTGATACTCAGCTCCTTCATGCTCTACGGTGTCGTTCAGAAACACGAGTGCGCCGGTTGAATCGACCGGGAACGAAGAAGCGCTTGCGTATGCCGCGACCTCCGGCACGAGAACGACATAAACGGGCTGCTTGATCTCTGCGCCCTTCTTCTTGATTCCAAACATCCTTCTTCCTCCTAAAACGGTACGTCATCGTCGTAAAGGTCGGGTGCCGCCGGTTGCACTGGCGCAACGGGCGACGGGTCGCCGGTAGCCATCGCAAGACCGGGCGCGGCTGCGTTCGCTTGCGCTGGCGATTGCGCATCGCGCTTGTACTGCATGAGTTCCACGTCATCAACGCGAACTTCCCAGCGCTTGATGCTCTGCCCGTCCTTCTGGTAGCTGCGCGTGTGTATGCGTCCAAGAAGCGAAATCTTGGTGCCCTTGCGAAGCCACGGCGCGAGCGCTTCAGCGCGCTCGCCAAACATGACGCAATCAGGCCAGTTGGTGTATTCGCCCCATGTGCCGTCGCCGTTTGGGGTGCGCTCGTTTACCGCCAGAGAGAACGAAACGACGGGGTTTCCGCCCTTCGTGTAACGCAGCTCGGCATCTGCGCCGAGATTGCCCGAAAGCGTGATCTTGTTTAGGCTCACTTCGCACCCCCGAACAGCTCGGCAAGCGCTGCGCGCTGGTTTGCCCCAAGCCCCTTGATGCGCCTAGATTCGGCGATGTGCAGCCGTTTCATGGTCTGCTGCGTGCGGGCGAATCCGTAGCCAGGTGCGGCCTTTA